CCTATCATTGGGATATTAAAGAACGAGCCATCTGCATCGCCCTTCTTAGTGAAAGAGATATGGCAATGATGGTCATGCGGATTGATTCCAGAATACTTGCGCCAGCGCCACCCCATGCGAGCGGAAGCAATCTTTCCTGCGAATATGATGTAAGCAATGCGCTTGTCAGACTTTGCCGCGTGTCGAATCTGATCCGCAAGGTCAGGCATGAGGTCAGGCTTTTTCTTTCCAGATAAATCCCTGTCAATATCAATGGCTCTGACGATACCCTTTGCATCAGGATTGTGGTCAGAAGTACGCGATGAATGACGGGCATCGCCAACGACCCCATCTGAGGTTCGATCTCTGTCTGGGTAAGAATCATCAATCTGCTGCCTTAGCTGTTGTCCAGCCTTGCAAAGTTTCCAACTCATGCCAGTAGGAGCTTCGCTTCGTCTGCTGTGATCCCTAGGCGCTCAAGTAGAGCAGCCTTAGCCTGTGCATCTGCCTCTGCCTTTGCATCGGCTTCTGCCTTGCGCTCCTCTGCAATAGCAGCCTGAGCTTCTAACTCTGCAACCTCAGCATCGGTGAGTTCAATGATTGACTCCACGCCTGTCTCGCAGTTGATTTCGATTCGTGTTGGATTAGGCATTTTTGACTCCATATAGATAGGCGGTTGAGTATTCGACGAAGTTTGTTGCGTTGTAATCGACAACTTTGATTGAAGTGATTGCGGCAGAGTTAGACCATAGACCAGCAAATAGGTCTAGTTCCCACCCTGTCGAAGCATTTTGCTCTACTGCTGAATCAATAGAAACTGATTTATTGTTAGACCCAGCGTAGTTAGGAATATAGATTTCCGCGTTGTTAAATGTTGAAGCCGTATTAGAGGCTGAGTCTTGGTTAAATACCAATTCCGATGTCGAACCTGTGCCATAACTTCCTGCGCTTGAACTGAAACCGTAGAGCTGTTTGTAAGAATAGCCCGATGTGCTGCCGTTAAAGGTCAATTTAACGCCTGAGATTGTGCCGCCTGAATAGGCAGAGCGTAGGGAATACTTAACGCAAAGGTCTGTGTAAGTGCTTGGGATAGAGGTGAATTCAATGTTAGCCGCTCCACCTGATCCTACTGTGCTTGAAGCAATTAGTTCAAATGTATTAGGCATTATGCAGCCGCGATTCCGTAGAGGGTAAAGGTTGAACCAATGGCAAAGTTGCCCGATCCTATGCGAACTTCAATTGAAGTAATTGCAGCAGTATTACGCCATAAATTTACAAACGCTTCAACGCCACCGCTTGCTTCATTTGACCGACTAATAACTGTCTTATAGGTTGTAGCGTTTGAATAGTTTTGGAAATTGGCTATCATATTATTAAACCCGCTTGCTGGTGGAAATGAACGAGAATCCATTTGCATTTGAGTCTGATTAGAGCTGCGACCCGAACCGGCTGCTGAACCATCTCCATAAAGAAATGTGTTTGAATAATTAGAACCGCTGTCACCATTTACCCTAACAAGGCAATTTGCAGGTGAGCCAGTTCTTTGCATTGTTGCAACCAGTACAAGGTCTGTGTAACTGCCGCTAATTGATGAGAAAGTAAATGAACTCGCTGCGCTGCCCAGCGTTGTAGTCGCTATTGGGGTGTATGTTGATCCGGCTGCCATGATTACCCCTTAATTCCGTATAGTGCTATAGATGAATACTGATTCCATAAACCGGCTTCTAGGTTAAGGTCTAGTGCTGTAATTGCCGATGTGCTGCGATACAAGCCGCTAGTTAAAGAAATACGCCCTGAACTATTGTTCTGATCTTGACCGGCAAGAGAACGGAATGTCTTAAATTTGTTAGTGTCTGCATAATCTAAGATGTCCACGATTGAAACACCGTAAGTATTCGCGGCCGAAGTAGATCCTGCGATTGCAGAGATTCCACCCATGTAGTTATTTGCGCCTACGCCTTGATTAAAGGCTGATGCTGTTGATGCTGCGCTGCCATCACCAACAAGAGTATGGTTAGCGTAGTTAGTTCCAGTATCTGAATTTACTTTTATAGTAATCGAAGTTCTATCTGCGCCTGTGCTATTTCCTCTACCCGTAATTCTAAGCTGTAAGTGCTTATAGGTTGATGGAATAGAAGTAAAGCCAACTGATGACGAGCCAAGAGCGCCAACGGTAACGGTAGCGATTGACTCATAACTGTTAGTTACGGCTGGAGTACCTGCCGCAAAGAGCCCTGCTGTGATTGCTCCAATCACTAGCCGATTGCCCCTACGACATACCAAGTGTCTGTTGCTGTCTTAATGCAGACTGCTGTCTTGTACTGAGCCAAGGTTGGAGAAGCTGCAACTGCACCTGCTGAGAGGACTGTTGTTGTGCCTGAAGTGACTGCTGAAATTGTTACCAATCCGGCACCTTTGTTTAAAACTGTTATGGCGGTTCCGACCGGATAGGCAACCGAAGCATTAGTTGGAATTTTGAACGCCACGGCTGTTGCCTTGTTCATAGGCACTAGGACTTGGTACTGGTCATCGAGGACTGCTGTGTAATCGTTAGTCGCATCTGCATCGACTGTAAAGGTCACTAAGCCGTTAAAAATTGGGGCAGTAAGAATATCGCCGGTCGTTGTCGGTAGTCCTGTAGCCATCTGTTTATCTCCTAGTAAGTCATTGCACTCACGCCAATTATACCGCGTTCTGTGCTTCCTATAATGAATCCATCGGTTATGGGCTCAAGTGTTGTAACTGTTACCTGCATTGAATTAGGGCTGATATTCCATGATAGACCTTGACATTGCAGGGTCTTGACGATGGTAGAGCCATCTGGCTGGATATTGCTGATTCTTAGATTGTCAAAGTAATCCAAGCCAATCATCGTGTCCGTTGGTACTGCTGGGTCTAGTAGATCAACAAGCATCTGGTCAATACGAATAGTTGTCTCTGCTCTAGTTGCTACATAGGTTGCAGCGATATTGAGGGCATTGGCATCGGTATCGATAACCAAGTCTTGTGCGCTGTATTGGTGAGGGAAGTATCGGGCAATGCTGTCTGCGTTCTGTGCGAACTGGGCTGTGCCGCCATAACGGGTCATCTGAGCCTGATTGATGATGAGCTTGTCATCGAAGGCAAATACTAGGTTACGGTAAGGGATACCGCCGGTCTGGTTAAACTCGATAGGAGTGCCAGCGATAGATGAGGCGACTGTGTTTCTATCCTTGAATACGGCTGTGCCTGAGCCATTAATAAAGAACGCGCCTTGCTCTGAGAACTCTGCGTTCTTAATGGCGTTAAGGCTTGTGCGTAGGGTTGCAGGGTCAGCGATGCAGTTAGATTGACCAGTAGCAATGGTGCGCATATTAGACGGGAAGTCCACCTGATCTAATATCTTTCCTATGCGTGTGCCGGTTGCTTGCCCTGCTCCCGAGTCTGCGACTGTTGTTACCTGAGCCAAGTTAAAGAGACGGAAGGCATCAGCTACATAGATGTCCACATAGCCCATCTGCTCGGCTTGGTCATAGGTATATCGATACTCGGTTGTATAGCCTGAGAATAAGAACTCCTGCGCTGTTGCAGTTGTAGCTGCAATACGAACCTTGCGTAGAGGCACTAAATACCCGTAGTAAGGGCTAGAGGTGTTCTGAGGGTTAAAGTAAGAGTCAGGGTCTGTAATGCGTACAACGGCTGTACCGGCGACATAGGTATCGCTTTGGATATCTCTGCCTCGGTTGATGGTGATATTGCGAACATTGGGAGTTAGATCAACAATAGGAACTGGAACTGTAGATGAGCCGAGTGTGCCAGTACCTAGAACTCCGTACTTTGCGTCACCGATTGTAAATGGGTAGCCGAAAGTCGCACCTGAGCTAAAGTCAAAGGATACGGATATCTCGGCAGGTAATGTCATCGACCAGCGAAACTTCCGTATGTGCGATTAACGCCTGAAGGGATGCCTGAGAGTGATGAATCTTGAAGTGATGTGGCTACTGACTTACCATCAATCTGGACAACAACTGGGCGGTTCAAGGCTGCAACAGCCATCGCCCAAGGAGTGCCAGAGCCGAACTGTGAATCCATGCTTCCGCCTGCAGTTGGGTTAGGAACTGAGTAAGCAAAGCCGCTTGCGTTAGTTGCGTTGGTTGCAACTGATGGAGTGACTGGAGTGATTGGAACAGCGCTACCGCCACCGATAGCAATAGATTGAGCCTTCTTAGCCAGCATATCGAGATACGCTTCCCATGAGGCAAACGGGTTCTTAGCATCTGGAAGGCTTGCAAGGTATCCAGCGAGCTTCTCGCCTAGTCCTTGAGCCTTGGCTAGTTCATAAGTAAGTTTCTGAGCCTCTGATACATTGCCTGTAAGCAAAGCGAACTGAAGTTCTACGCGCTTGCGATCCTCATCGGACAACTTGCCTTTAAGGGCTGCAATGAGTTGCACCTGCTCTAGGTCAAAAATAGTGCCAGCCTTCTTTAGAGCGTTCTGCTTCTTTTGCTCTGCCGTTAAAGCCTTTGCAGCCTTAGCCTGTGCATCCGCTAATTTCTTTTGCTGGTCTCTGTACTTCTTTTCTGCTGCTGCGCTTGAGTCATAAAGGTTAGCCTGTGCGCCACCCATGAAACGACGCCCTGCTCTTGGGCGAGCTTGTGACTCATCGCCTAAAGCAGCCAATTGACCAAGCAAGCTGTATCTAAAATTAGCAGATACCAACTTGCTTAAAATGCCACCGGTGGACTTCTTGTCTAAATCAGTTAATTTGCCAGCCAATACTCCAACGCCTCGAACAGCGTCGGCGGTGTAATTCGATAAATCAGACATAGCATCAGCGACATCTTGAACGTCGCCATCCTTGCCGCCTGCTAAGGCTAGGGCATCAACTAAGCCCTTGCCGATTGTTTCTTTAGCGTTTTCTGAAGCAACTGTAAGAACTTGCAACTTGCCGGCATAGGTATCAAGGAAGGCAGCGTTAGCGCCTGAGAACTGTTTATTAAAGCGAGCCTGAACCTCTGTGAATGAAACTGTTGTGAGCTGTGCTTTAGTAAGCCCAAGGTTATATTTTCTTAATCCTCTTGTGTTGCCGTTATAGGCATTAGCCAAGTCCTGAGATACAGTTGTGAGATCAATGCCGCTTGCTCTTGAGGCTTCGATTGCCATTGTCAAGAGTTCTTGAGACTTAGTGAGCGATCCAGTTGTTGTTAGCAACGCCTGAAAGGCTGGGCGCAACTGGTCATCGAGGACTGCGCTGCTTGACTCTAACTTAGCAATGTAGGTATCAATCTGAGGTTGTGCGAAGGCTAGACCTAAATTCTTAACTGCTACGGATAGGCGATTAGCGGCAGCCTCATCCTCGGCAAATGCCTTGACTGATGCCTTGCTAAATTGAACTACCTTGGTGAATGCAAATACTGAGGCAATCTGCTTACCTAGTTTGCCAACTGCTTTATCGAGTGAACTAGTGGCTTTTTGTGCCTTTACAAAGGCTGGTTTGCCGGTGAACTCCGACGCAATATCAACTCTTAAATCTGCCACTAGACTGGTCTCCTTGCGTTGAACTTAGCTGCTGAGGTTTCAATAGCCTTAAGCACTCCTGCAGTTGCCTTGCCACGATCCTCTTCAAATGCTCTAAAGATTGCTCTACCTGTCATTTTCTGACCTTGACCAACTAACTGACCGCCGAGCTTGGGTGTGAACTTTCCAGTAACCCCAGACTTGCGCCCTGCTGTCTCATAGATAGCGCCAGCCGCAGACTTGTTAAAGATAGATGCAAGCGCCCTAAAGCCTCGACGGTTCGCCTTGCTTGGGCTGCTCTTGTAACTAATGCCTCGGCTAACTTGGCTTCTATCGTAATAGCGATTAGCCCAGCGACCTTTAGCGTTCTCACGCTTAAGCCAGCCTGACGGTACTTCGCTGTTAGATGGTAGGAATCCGCGAGCGTTCTTAGTTACTGGCTTGAGAAAGTTGGCGATTTCTTTGGTTGTTTCTTTAGCCAAGTCTGGTTCAAACTTACGCAAAGCCTTACGAAGTGCGACCGCGCCTTGAAGCTGTACTGGCATCCTTGCGCTCCTTCGCTATGTCCTTGAGGACTTCTATATGTGCCTTAAACGCTATCGCTGGTAATTCAACAATAGTTTGAAACGGAACTCCATACTCGTAACTAAGCCTAGCTGCGAGATAGGTGAGGGAGTTCCGATCTACCCTAAAGGGTCAGACTCTAAGACCTCAACTGACTTGAGTGTCTCTAGGAATCCTTCCCCGAAAGGTTTGACCACTTCACCCGAGCGACGGATTGCTTCCCAGCAGAGCCAATAGACATCAGATTGTTTCTGATCCTCTATCAGCGCTTTGTGAAAGCCTTTCTTGGCGTATTGCTCGAAGGCATACTCAATCAGCGGAGTTATCTCAAACTCCTGTACTGAATTGTCAGCCCTTGTTACCTTTAGCTTTGCCATGTTAGCCCCTTAGTTTCTTATTAGGAAGTTGTTACTGCAATTGTACCTGACACGTTGAATGTGAGGCTCTGTGTTGATAGATCAGCGACAGAACCATTTACGTCTGTGGTGTTGTTGATAAGGCATGTCATTGAGTAAAGTGGGTTAGCTGCTGAAGTTGCTGCTGATGATTGCTTTACTGTGATAGGTGCGTTTGTTCCCCAGATGCCTTGAAGGGTCTGTAGAACTTCACCTGTTGCTGTGTCATTGAGGAAGTCGATTGTGATTGATGATGCTTCCAAGCCTTTAACAAACTTGTGACCTGAGTCACCCATCGCTGTCACTTCGAGTTCATCGAATGAACGGTTGATTGTTACTGCTGTGACGTGGTCTGAGAGATCAACTGAATTGACTGTCAAAACTACGCCATTGTTTAGAAATACTGCCATTTCAGTTATTCCTCATCTTTCTTGGTAGTTGGTTTTGGTGCTGGTGCTGCTGGTGGAACTTGACCGATTTTGATTAGAAAGTCAGCCTGTTCCTTTGTCCAATCGCTCATCGATTAGCTCCATTCCGTTAGGGTGCTTATTGCAATGTCGCAAGTAAGCAAGTCTCCTGAAGCGATAGAAAGCACACTAGGGGCGCTCACGCTTCCGACGTTAAATACAATGCTGGAAGCCTCTAACAGGCTAAACACGCGAACTACATCCGCCTCTATGCCAGCAAGGTTGCCCTCGTTGTCTAGCAACGGAACAAGAATAGAAATCTTAAAGTTAGCCATTGGCGCGATAGATGTGTAATCGTTATTGGTTGGCACAATATAAGGATCATCAGGCATAACAATCACGCTGTTAGCAATAGGCGTAGCAGGTGGGAAGGCGAACACGCTGTACTTAGTGTTATCCGCTAAGGCGCTCGCAATGCTGCTTCTAAGGGTTGTTATTGCTGGCATTAGCCCACCATTGAGTTAGGGCTTAAATATGGTGCAATCAAGCCACGAACGCGAGCAATGAGCTGAGATGACATGGCATACATGCTGCCGATTGAGCCGTCTGGGTTCATGCCATTTCCTGAGTTGGTCTGACGAGATGTCCAGATTGATACGCAAATCATGAGGCTTGCCTCTTGGATTGCTGGAACTGTCGATGGATCTAGATAAGTCTCTGCTGCAACCATGCCATAAGGATTTACTGGGTGGTAAACAGTTGGGGTGTTGTTGTTGCCGGTAATGGCGTAAGTAATTGAATACTCGCCAACCTCGGTGATTGTCTTATTGCCATTGTGCTTAGAACCTGCACCTGAGATGACAACGCTCTGTCCGATATAGAAAGTCTCTCGGACATCAATATCAAAGTATGAAGTGCCTGTTGTGGCTGTATTGCTGTGTCCAACAATAGGAGTTGTGTTAGCCCAGATGAAAGGTAGGAGAACATTGTCAGCAGCATCGCATACGGACTGCAATACGGCATCAGCATAGAGAGTGCCAACGCCTAGGGCTGTGCGAAGCTCTGCAACTGTTGTAATGCTCATGATTTCCTTTCTAAAGACTAGAGGGAGCTGCAAGGGCTCTGGCAGCCCCCTCTAGCGACTTAGTGTGTCGTTACGCTACTGCGAAGCGACGTACGCCCTTACCTGACTTCGCAACGTAAAGTGCGAGGTATCCGTAAAGGTTGATTTCAATCTCGCCTGATGTAAGAACGTTCACGCGAAGCTGAGTTGTTGGTGATTCCCAAGCATAGACTGAGCGTGGCGCAACCAAGAAGGCTGAGTCATCTGAGATGCCTGATGCTGAGATATTGTGATCCACGATTAAGTCGGTGCCTAGGATTCCGCCTACGACGCTTGTTGCAACTGCGTTGCCTGCTGCGTTGTATGTAGCGCCCTGTGCTGAGTAAAGTGGGCGACCTGTTGTGTCTGCGTATCCTGTGATAGCAGCCCACTGGTCTGTTGAAGCAACGAGCTTGTTAGCGAAGTCTCCGCCTGTACCCTTGTATGCTGCTGCACCTTCGACTGATACGAATGACTGAAGTCCAGCTGCTGTTGTAGCAACGTTTGCTCCTGCTGTACCTGCTGAGATGAACTTAGCAATAAGAGCTGCGTCTGTTGCCTTCTCGTATGCTTTGCGAAGTTCTGCCATCATGAGTTCCATGAACGCAGGTGATGAGCGATCTACAAGCTCGAATGAAACGCGCTGTAGTCCTGAGAACTTCTCAACTGAAACTGTGTCGTATGCAGATGTCATGCCTGTCTCAGATGGTGCTGAGCCTTCGTTTGTGTCTGCGACAGTTGGCGCAACATCAGCAGATGAAGCGTTTGTGTAAAGGCGTGGAACTGTGAAGCTCATGCCTGATTCTGTTAGCGCTTGGCGAGTTACTGCCTCGAACGCTGGGCGACCTGTGAAGGTATCTGTAATGAATGTGTTGAGGTGCTGAGGAAGTGTCAGACCTGTGTTAGTTGATGTTGAGTCATCTGCTGCACGAACTGTGCGACGTGCCTCGTCATCACCAAGTGCTGACTTGATTGATGCTTCGAGGTACTGTGCTGATGAGATTGGCGCAATGCGCTCGCGTACTGTTAATGCCGCTGCAACTGTTGGGCGAGCGGCTTCGACTGCTGCTGCTTCAACTGCTGGAGCTTCTACCGGTGTAGTGGTTTCTTCCACGACTGGCTCGCTTTCTGGTTGGGTTGGTTCAGCAGGGATTACTTCCTCTGCTGCGATCTCTAGCACCTGAGCAGACTTAAAAGCCGGTTCAGTTACGAGAGAAACTTCTTTTAGTTTTGCTGATGAGACAACAATGTGTCCATCGCGTGATGGCTTTGATGCAATTACTTCTGCACCAACTGAGAGACCTGAGACGAGTCCTTCTTGCGCCTGAATGAGTGCATCATTGCCACCTGTAGAGCGTGAGAGCTTGAATGTTGCGTAGATGCCGTCTGCGCGTGTTTCCGCAGCGATCATGCGACCAACAGGCTTTTTCATGTCGTGCTGTGATAGCAACTTAATCTTTGATACGTCAGCAATGTCGATTGACCCTGCCTCGAATACAACTCCACCCATGTTGGTGTGACCGATTTCGCCTGTTCCCATTGGCACAATTTTGCCTGAGATTTCGCGCCGTTCCTCTGAGCACTCGATTGATGAGGCTTCAATAATTAGGTGTTCCATTTAGCTGATTCCTTCGCTTCCGTTAGGAGTTAGGTCTGTCATTTCCATCGCTTGCTCTGGTGTTACAAGTCCGAGAGTTAGCAACTTCTCGATTACCTGAAGTTCAACCAATGGGTCGTTCTTAAGGAATGTATCGAATACTGCAAATCGGACTTCATGCCCTGATGTAGAGATGTCATCCATTGAGAGACGTGTCTGAATAGCCTGAATGTAAGGCTCAATGCTCAAAGCGTAGAACTGCTTGCGCTCATCCTGTACGTTTGCATAAGTCATTGTTGTGTTCTGATCTGCTGACAGATAATACGCTGGCACGTTCATAGCGCGAGCAATCTCAGTAGAAAGGTTCTGAATTGCCTCGTTGTACATCATATCTTTAGGTGAGAACTGTGTTGATTGGAACTCAAGAGTTGATGTGAGGTAAGCAGTAGAGTTATTCTGACGGCTGCGCTTCCATGCTGCGAGAAGTCCTGAAACCTCGTTAGGTGGAAGGTCTGCGCCTGTATTCTTTAGGATTCCGCTAGACATAGGTGTCGCTGATGCAACTG